GTCCACTAAACTGCTATGATACCAACTGGGTATAGCACACCCTCGCACGTTATCACTCAAGATAACGCGCGACCACGTACGTGCAAGACTTGCGTTGTGCACGTCAACGTAACTAGCTGCTAGTCCGTTCGGTCCTTGTGAGGGACGTACTACAGACTCAAGGAGATGACTTGCGTCATCTATTGTTCCTTCCATTACGGTTGGAACTACCTTATGGCTCCGTATCTCATACTGATGAGTGTTGTCATTAAACCTTACGGTTCTTTGACATAAACACTCTCCAATATTAGAATACGTTTTGTATTCGATTAGTCCTGAACAGTACGGGTCATTAGTAGAATGAACCGAAACGGTTGAGTACTTTCGAACCTCATCATAGAGATGAGCAGCAGTCGCCTCATAACCTGACAAGCGTAAACGCTTGGCAAGGTCACAAAGGGCGATTAGTCCTAGGTAGGAGGTATCGACTTCCTTAAGGCGAAGAGGGCTAACAAGCACTCCTCGATACGAATCCAGTCCACATGATTCTCGGAATAAACCTTTACTAAAGGTTTTGTTAACGTTGATTTTCAAACCAACGCAACCGAATATCTGTTGAACAGGATCGTATGCTTCCGTAGGGAATATACAATCATCTCCGAACACGCAACATTCACCTTTAATACGGTGATGCTGCATCGCTGCCATTATCAGGCTCCAGAAGACAAGCGTCTGAACAGGGAATGTTAAACAATTCCCCATAGGCGCAAACTTCCTGAGCCGATGTACTCGCCCACCAGGAAGTATAACTTCCTGTGCTCGCGTACTAGCCATGAACTCGTAAGCATATTCTCCAAAGAGATATTCTACGAGGTGAGTACTAATACGGTCACTTGCTTCACTTAGGTCCAGCGTAACGTTTTCCTTAGTTAGGGAAGAACGGTGCGCAGCACGCTGATTTATACTTTGATCTGTAAAACAGATCGTTGGTATACGGCGTTCTATTACGGACTCTAATAGCTTCCGTTGTCCTTGCTGTATCCAAACCGCTTCAGCGGGATGTACACAGATCAAGCGAGGCCCGCGCGCGTCCTTAGGGACACACACGAGCTTAGCTTGAATAGTACAACGGTCCTGTAGCTTAGCAATATTCTCATGTTCGAATCCTTCTTTCGGAAGAAAGAAGTACTCAGCATAAGGATATATACGGGCTATAGGATGGTAGTAGAACATCCACTGACCCTTTCGCATCGCCGTCCGGCTCGGGTAAACCGAGCCAGGGCCGTGCTGAGGATTAATGGATGTCCAATCAATGTCAAAGATTATTCTTTGACAGAGACGGCGGGCTCTTCGGAGGACGAGCTCTTCAGCACCGGTTGGATGACTCCAATCCCGGTACCTCCAAGTATTGTCCAAAGAAGAATCTGTAGCAATGAACGCTTCACGCGTTCGTTCTTCAGTACATTCATCGTAAGGCAGTTTAGCTTTGTAGATGAATAAGCACGCTTGTCGAAGATACCTTAACATCAATGCTTTGTCTTTGTGCTCAGCTCCGAAAGATTCGGATATGAACGCCGCATATAGCGGTTTAAGCCAAAGCGGACACAGCTTTTGAGCTGTAGTCGTGGTGTTTTCAATATCATATAACAAGGCCTTATCTAGGAGAGGACCTTCAATAAGTCCCCACTTCATAATGTCGAAGTTATCAGAGTCAGGAAGTGCCAATGGCACACTTGCAAGACATGAGATATCAACTACAAGACGCCTAAACGTGGATTCAATATCTATCGTTTTGACCTTCATAGGTTGCGTCTGATCTGTGGTTAATGCGTTGCTGGATCTAGTTACCCTTACTGTTCCTGATTAAGGAACACAGGCGTAATCAGACCGAGTCCCGAATCCACGGACGAAGCGTTAAGACACTTAGTCACATCAGCAAGAGCTGCAGTGATGTCAGTGTTATTAACGACGGCGTTCGCAGGATACGTAACGACGCAGTAGGCGCTAACGGTTTTCAAGCCGCTAGTGCCGAGATCCACGACCCGATCGATACGAAGCATAGAGCGCTGGATGGTATCACTACCTTCCTTCACCTTCTTATGCTTGATCGTCAGGGTGGTGGGGAGCGTAGCTCCCCTGGAGGAGTCCGCACGAACGGAACCGGTATCCTTATCGGAATATCGGCTCGTGAACGAGCGGCCATTGATGGTCAGGTCATTATTCATGATGTTATGACGTTATAGGGAATAAGCGCCCTATCGCTTCGTGGCATATCTTGTAAGGTTCGCACGGAGTTGTTCCGTGAGTAAGGCAGCCGTAAGGATGCCTTGCTTCTTTCCGAACCGCGAGTTGAAGAAGACTGGATCATAGCCTCCCATCCACGGAACTCTTGTGTAGCGTTCTAGCTTAACATAACCTGTAATAACTCCATCGTTAGTACCAAACCATCCAGCTCTAGACCCAATATGGGTTATAGAGATGTAGACGGAGTACTTCTTGGAGATACAGATATCGTCAACTTGATAGCCTCTAGTCAGATAGCCATCAATAGATCCAAGCAACGAATCGACATTAACGAACCATTCTGCAACAAAGCTGAAGGGAATTAATTCCCAAGCTATGGTTGCAGGTCCGCGACTGCCGAATCTTCGTAGCAAGTAATCTAATGATTGTAATGTCTGACTAACGCTTTTCATAGCAGGACGAGACCCTCTGACAGTTACTCTATACTCTCCATCCGACGGTCCCACAGCTTGTGGGAACCACCAGACGTAGTTATTGGTAGCGGTGCCTTCAGTCATGAAGTCAGCGACACCTGGAGTAGCTGTTTTGCTAAGGATTAATCGATATAACGGCACTTTCTCATAGAGATGTGATGTTCTAACGAGTAGATCCTTATCAGTCAGCTTGCTAAGACGATCCTGCAGGCCCGGAAGGGCTCGCATGACCTTCTTACAATCTGCCACGAGGGGTGCAATGGCGAACGACCACGTGAGGATACCAGCACTGCTGGCAGTCCACACTCGACCAATAAGGTCTGTAGTAGTTCTAATAGCAGTCGTACCCCTAGGGGACGACTGCAGTTCACGTATTTCTTCAAGCGCTAAGCTAACTTCGTTAAGAAGTTTGCGCCTAGAAGAACTCATTGACGTACTACGTTTTCGCAAGCCTCGCAATTCAGCGAGTGCTTGACTATGCCTACCCACTATCTGTCGGTTAGACGGATGGTCGATAGGTTTAGTCAGTCGATCAATGAACGAACGACACCCTGGGATGAGATCAGGAGCCTCAATAATATTGAGAACTCCATCGACCTCATTTACATTGGAGAAGAAGTTGCTAACAGCAACATTCACCATGTGGGAGTCATTCGACGGCCAACGATAATCCAGGTTAGCATGATCGAGTCCCCAGAAGTAAGGCGTATTAAACGCATTACTCCAAGATTCCCAATGTCCGCCTGGAATAAGGTACCTATACTGCGAACTCAGATTACCCGGATGGGTTTCGTCTAAGTCCATAGTGAAGGCTTCCTTTATCGTACGCATATGATCGACACCTTTACTGCCGAACGAACGTTTCCCGGGAAGAGGATCTTGGTCTGTAATGACCTCGATATCCGTCTTTCCGGGCATCATTCGTTGTTGACAGTAATAGGCTCCGCGCCAGGAGTTATTAAAATAACCCTGTTCGACCCAGCCTGGACCGATCTGGATTCCCAGATCAGCGTGTACGATCCTACGTGTGCTCATGTTATGTAAGAGAAGTGACCCGCTACGGGTCA